GTCAGTGGTCTGCCTGGCAATCCGTCGTTGACCCGCCCCCCTACCGCAACACAGAGTGACGATCGCGCGAGCAGCAGCGCCAGGCCTGACCGGCTGTCACTGAGCACGCGACCCAGGCAGCGGCACGAGCCCCGAGGCAAGCGCGGCACTCCCTCACCGCTGCCGTCACCGCGGCCAGCCACGACCGTCAGGAACTCCGGTGCGTGGCGCGGTTGCAGCGGCGGTGCTCGGGTCCTGACCAGCCGGAACGATCTGGCAAGTGACCAAGGTCCCATTTAGCATCTGGAAGGATCTGCCTAGAGGACTCAAGGCAGGCAGCAGCCATGCACCACCCGTCGCCAGCATCTATAACCGGCTGCCACCTGGCACGCTCGGCCTGGTGACGGCTGTCGTAACCACGGCTGGCTGTCGTACCGCGACAGCCGTCACACCGTGACCCGCGAACTAGCCGGCCGCAGCCGCCCGTACACGGACGCAGCGCCATGCGGTCTCCAGATGTGGATCACGGGGCACTCAGGGGCAAGCACCTGAGCAAGCGGGATGACTCAGGCACTCAAGTACCTGAGCATGCGAATGGCCCCAGGGATTGCCTGGAGCCATGTCGCGAACCTTAGGATTCATCTTGATGCATAGCTGTCAACTATGCAAGTCACCACGCAAGCAGCAGTTGCGCCATCGTCAGGCTGGCCAGGCATAGTTCGGAGAGACGCCGTACTCCAGGAGCGCGGGCTTGCCGTTCTTGCGGCTGCACAGACTCTCAACCTTGACGTAGGCGAGTTTGTACGGGATGCCGAATTCGTCCATGAGCGCTTCCACTACGCCGGGTCCACGATGGTCGCGCCACGCCTGCGCTAGCTGCACGACGCGCTCATCAGGGATGTCCTTGCATTGCATCGCTACTACGGCTTCCACTCCTGCCGGTAGTCCGGGTGGTCGCTCCATACGGCGGCCAGCTGGACGACGGCGAAGCGCAGGGCACCGACAGCGCTCCTGACAAGGTCGTAGGTTTCGCGCTCGGACAGGAGTTCGCGGGATTCGCAATACTGCCTGACGATTTCCCGCTTGGCCTCGACCTCGCGGAGCACGCGGACCGGGTCGCTATTGCCGATGTGGATGGCGAGCGCCAGATCATCTGGCAGCGGGTTACCGTGCCGGCAGTAGGCGATAATGCGCCCGAGGGCGCCGTCAGCCTCGCGAACGCGGACCTCACAGAGCGAGCCCGTGAAGTCCCACGCCTCGCCGCCAGCATTGCGCGCCGCCAGCTCATCATCGTCCAGCCGGGCCGTGATGAACGCGATCAGCTCATCCATGTCTTTCATCCTCTCACCTGGCTCCGCTGCGCGTGCAGCGCGAGCACCTCGGACAGCGCGTACACGCCGCCGGGTCTTGGTATGAGACGTCCCCGTGACGCCCACGAGGTGATCGTTCCCCGCGGCAGCGCGATGCCGATCCTTGCCAGGGCACCCGAGATCTCGCCCGCGCTGCCGAGCACGTCGGCGGCCGCCGCACGGTCACGGCGCCTGGCTGCCAGCGCCACCGCCAGCATCCCGCACTGGCAGCGCACCTCGTCAGCGCCCAGTTCGGCGAGCAGCTGCGCGCCGCACGTCTCGCACATCCCGGCCGGGACGCGCTCCGGCTTGCGGTCGATCACGGCGGCAGCACCGGCAGTGGCGCTGGTGACGCCGTGCAGCATGTCCGCCGCCCATTCCCGCTGCCGGATCGCGGGCAGCATGAACAGCAGCCACCGGGCCATGTCCGCGATGGTGTCGCGCGGCCAGCGGGAAAGCCGGATCGCCTCGCACGAGCCGTGACGGCAGGCGCGGCATGCCGGGCCGCAGCGCTCCGGCTCGTGCTCCAGCAGCACGCGCACCCATCCGGACAGCTCGTTCGCCAGCGCGTCCCGTGACTCCATCGCGGCCATGTCGAGCGGCGGCCCGGATTCGGGAACGCGCCTCGATCCGCCGCCGCTGCCGCGCACGGTGAGGCGCGCGACCGCGTCGTCCAGGTCGGCGCTGATGCTGGCGGCGAACTCCAGCGAGGACCGGAGGCGCGCTGTACACGAGCGGCACAAACGAGCATCGGGGCTCGGCTGGCCGCACGCGCACAGCGGCGTCTGCGGGCTGGTCACTCAGCGGCTCTTCCGGGAGCACCAGCCGCACGTCTTGGCGTGGCGCCTGAACAGCGGCCTCCAGCGGCATCCGCAGCGGCAGTCACACCGCCGCCAGATGGCCATGCGCACCAGGCGGCGCTCCAGCGGGATACGGCGAGTCTCGGCCATCACGCCTGCGGGATCTCCGGCGCGTCGGGCGCGGTCTGCGGGATGCCTGGCGGGCTCGCCACGATGGCATCCGGCGCGGGCTGGCCGCTGGCCGGGTCGGTCACCGTCGCGAGCTTCGCCTCGAACGCCGCAACCTCCTCCGGCGACAGTGCGGCCAGCTCGGGCGGCGTGATGACCGCCTGCGGCGCGGTCTTGCGCGCCTCCGCCTGGCGCAGCATGTCGGTGGCGCCCTGGATCAGCTCGGCGGGCACGCCCGCATTGCTGGCCCTCAGCGCCGCCTCCACGAACTCGTCAAGCACGGGGTCGCTGACGATGCGCTCCAGCAGCGGCAGGGCGTGCTCGATGCCAGCGCCGATCTCGGCGACCTGGTGCTCAAGCGACGTCTTGGCGGTGTCGATGTGCAGGATGGCGGAGTGGACGGCCTGCGCCAGCGTGGATGGCTGGCGCGCGGCGGGTGCGGTGTCGGACGCGGTCATGGGATGCGGCTCCTGGTTCGGGTGCTCGTGGTGGATGAGGGCGGCTAGGTGCGGGTGATCGCGGGCGATGTCGTCGAGGATGTTCACGGGTGCTCCCACATTTCGTGCCAGATCCAGCACGCGCTGACGAAGGCCAGCAGCAGCAGCGCGGCGACGGCGAGCTTGATGAGGGTCACGGCTGGTCTCCGAGGATGGCGCGGATCTCCTGCGCCCAGTGCAGCTCGGCTTCGGACGTGTCGGTCGGCACCGCCGCGAACTGCTCCAGCGTGGAGGCGAGACCGGCAAATCGCTTCCGCATCGCGCCGAGTTGCCTGCGCGCGCCGCTGGCAACGATCGCGGTGTCGGCGATGTCGGTCCATGCCTCACGCTCGCCGGGGCTCACCTCGGAAGGCTGGCGAAGACCTTCGCCCAAGGAAATGTCGTAGGCCATGCGTGCCGCCTCGCCGGGCGTGGCGGGCTGCTGGGAAATGTCTTCGGGCGTGATTCCGGTCATTGTCATTCTCCTAATGGCTAAGTGCTTTCAGCGACGGCGGCAATTCGCCGTCGTACCACAGCTTGTTCTCGGCCTTGATCATCCGGGCTTTCTCGGCGGGGCTTATCTTCCATTCAATGCAGCGGTCCCGGAAGTAGTCGATGCGGTCGCAGTGCTCCTTCCAGTTCGCGGCTTTGACGAGGTACGGGCATTCGGCGACGTGGTGGCCGACTTCGAGGCAGTGAAAGCAGGCGAGTGTTTCGGTCATGGCACGGCCTGGGCCAGCGGATGGCATGCCGGGCATCGGCGGGGCGGATCATCGCCGAGCAGGCGGGTGCGCTCATCGCACTCGCCGCACCACGGCGGCTTCGCGGCGACGGCGGGCGAGCCCTCTGGGCTCGCTCGCCCGGCGGCGACGCGGGAAGGGACCGGAACACCGTTCTTTGGTGTTCCGTCCCTTCGGGACGGGGTCGTGTGACTCACGCCGTTGTCACCCCGTGAGTCACGGCGTGACGAATGTGCCTGTCTACTGCGTCTTTGCCGTTCCGCTGCAGCCTTCCGCTCGTTTTCCACAGCCTCTTTCGTCGGGTTCTTGCTCTCCCACTCGTGGAACTTCCAGCCGCCGCCGCGACGCTTCTCCCACAGCCCCGAAGCCACTAGCTCCGCCGCCAGCTCTGAAGAGCCGCCGAGCGAGGCGAGATCCTGCGGGCGCACGACACCGTTCGTCAAGTGCGCACTAGACCAGGATCCGGCCGTCACCCACAAACCCCTTGCTGAAAGCGACGTTGAAAGCGTCTTGGGATGGCTGTGGAAGCCGTCGTCAACACGGAACCAGGGCATTAAGACTATGGTTCCCTTCCGGAATGGATCTTCGTACGGCTGCTCTTTCCAGTTGTCGAACCGCATCTCGCCATTGGCCGCGAAATGGCCGGTGAACTTCTCCCGGCATTTGCGGCAGCGCATGGAGAAGCGCGGAATGCACCACTGGTAGGCGCAGCAGCTAAGGCATTCGGTGAGCAGTGCGGGATATCCGAGTGCGCCGCCCCACTGCATGTAGCTCTCCCAGGTGAACAGCGAGAGCTTGCGGTGCATCGGCGGGTATCCGATGAGGACGATGGTTTCCGGGTGGTTCTCCTTCGCGTACTCGCGGGTCTTGTCGAGGCGCTGCATGTGCGGTCCCTTGACCTCGATGACGGTGGCCAGCTCGGGCAGCCGGAAGTCCGGCAGGTACTTCACGCCTGACGGAAGTTCGGCCAGTTCCTGCTCGTACTCCCAGCGGATGCCGTACCGGTCCAGCGTGGTCGCCCATCCGGCCTCCAGCCGGGACCGGAAGTGCGTCCCGGCGTAGTCGGTCGGGATGGAGTCGGTGACCTTGCGCGGGCCCGCTTCGAGATGGGCGACGATCGCGGCGTGCGGCCCGAGCGGTTCGGCGCCCATCACGTGCACATCCAGCAGCCGCCCATGCCCGTCCAGCTCACCTCGTGCAGCTCGCACCACTCCCCGCCGGGCGGCTTCAGGCCGGGCGCGCAGTCCGTCGCCGCGATGATGCCGTGCCCCTTGCCGTCGTGGAAGGCGATGTTGCGCTCATATGCGGCCTCGGTGTCGGCGGCGAGCTGCTCGCGGACGGTCTTCTGCCACTGGCTCTCGCCCAGGCCGAGCAGCGCCCGGGCCCGGTCCACGCGGTCGTAGACGCTCACGTCTCCCCCTCGTGTGGTGCGTCGTCAAGCGCCCACCAGATGCCGTCCACGCCGTCATGGTGGAGCGGTCCGGGATGGCCGTCCGGCAGGCCGCAGATGAGCTGCGTCTGCTCATCGTCGTCAGTGCTGACGAAGGCGAGCGCCTGGCAGTCGCTCACGGCGTCGCCTCCCGCACGGTGATGACCGCGCCGGGCAGCTGGCCGAGGCTGGCATACCGCTTGCGCGCGGCGAGGTCGGTGACCTGGCCGTCATCGTCGTAGAGCACGCCCGTGAAGCTGTCGAGCACGGCGCGGGCCAGCTTGTCGCTGTCGAACCTGCTGACGGGATACGCCGGCGCGGTGTCGCGCAGCAGCGAGGCGTTGCGGCCGGTGCGGTAGTGCGACGGCGGCCGCGGTAGCCACAGGGTCATGCCGATGTCGATGGCGACGGGGCGACCCAGGAACGACATCCCGGCCGCCCTCGCCTTGCGGGTGACGGCGTTACGCCACTCCTGCAGCCGCTCCGGGTTGTCGTGCACGATGACGGCCTTGCCGCCGCGCACGAACGCCTTAACCGATCCCTCCGGCCACGGCGTGCCGTGGACCGTGATCGTGATCTCAGCCACGGTCGGCCTGCTGCCGGTGCCGCTCGATGCATTCGAGAGCCGTCATGCCGTTGATGCGGATCCTCGGCGCGTGATCGCGAGCGAGCAGCAGCGCCTCATCCAAGTCGAAGCGGTGCGCGGCGAGCCAGTCGTCCTCGCGGTTCGACGGCGACGGCTCGTAATCCCACTCGTCGTCGGTGCCGAGGCATGGGCCGCCGTCACCGCCCCGGATGACTGCCCATTTCCCGTGGCCGCGATCAGTGACCGATACGGACCACATGTAGGCGTCGATGTTGTCAGCCATATCCTCTGGCCACGCGGTGACCAGGTATGACGTGGCGACGACCCTGACTTCCATTCGGTTCGGTATCCTTCCTGGGTCGGGTGGGTGAGCCCGCCGTGCACCAGCGCGGCGGGCTCAGTGCTGTCAGAACGGCCCGTCGTTGTCGAACACGGAGACGTACCGGTCGGAGGCCCAGCGGATTACGCGCCCCTTGGCGGCGCTGTCGAGGGTCTCCAGCGCGTCGGCCACGGTCGCGATGACCTGTATCTCCGGGTCGTAGCTGAGCGGCTCGTCCAACTCGTCCGGCGCGTCGTCGTCCGCATGCGGGGGCGCGTGCATCCCGCAGTCGGGGCACACGATCGGCTCGTCGTCGTCCACCATCAGGGGCGTGCTCATGAGGCTCGCGGCGAGCCCGTTGAGAACGTCACACTGATGTCCATCGGTGAGCCCGGACATGATGCGCCGGGCGCGCCTGACGGCCTCGTCCACGGTGGTGGCGCGCGGGTCCACCGGGTCCGGCTCGTCGCCGTCGTCCGGCGCGTGCTCGCGATGCCACTCGCACCGCTCGGCCGACGTGCACGCGCAGGCGTTCTCTGGCATCGCCGTGTACAGCGCCGTCAGGATCTTGCTGGCGACGAACCCGGAGTTGAACAGCTTCGCGTACAGGACGCCGTTCTCCGGCTTCGCGGTGTCGGCATCAACGCCGACGGTCAGCCCGGTGAGGATTCTGCGGATGGCGCTGTTGGCGTCGTCGCGGCTGAGGTGGAGGTCACTCGCCATGGCCGTGCTCCTTGTCGTAGTCCTCGCTGGCGCCCGTGGCGTCGAGCACGTTCCGGATGTGCTGCCGGGCCTGCGCCCTGGTGAGCCGCCACGGGCCGACCGTGATCAGGTCGTGGTCCACCCCGGTGGGGATGTCGTCGCCGTCGTATGAGCGGACCGGGGCGCCGATGCGGCGAACAGTGCTAGCCACGGTCGGCCCCCTGCCCCGGCATCGCGGCGCGGTCGAGATACTCCCGGAACTGGTCGAGCGCGGCGGCGTCAAGCTCGACGCCCGGCCACTCCTCCTCTTCGTCGTCCCATGCGCCGAACAGGACCCAGGCCTTCCCGCCGCTGGTGCCGACCTGGAGCCTGTTGCCGTCCCCGTCGGCGACGAGGCCGATCTGCGTCCAGTCGTCGTCAGGCATCGCCGGGCACCTCGCCGTCCGCCGCGGCCGCAGCCAGGGCGGCGATGAGGTCGCCGCGGTTCTCGAACGCGGCGAGGATGCCGGTGAGGTCGGCGGCGGGGGTGCCGTCAGGCAGCAGCAGGCGCGCGGCCTCGCTGACCTCGCCCGGGTCCATGATGAGCCGCAGCGCCTGCTTCCTGATGCCCTCGGTGACCCACGCGGGCCACTGCTCCTCGGCGCTCTCCGGCTCCTGCGGCACGACTTCGGACGCGACCGGCTGCGGCTTGCGCGTCCGGATCTGCTCGGCGGTGGCGCGCTGCGGCGCTGGCGGGGCATCCTCGGCGAGCGGCGCCACGTCTTCGAGCAGCAGGCCGGACAGGTCCTGCGGGAACGCCCGGCGCAGCACGTCGGCCTCACAGCACTTCTCGATCATGTGGGCGGGCTTCTCCGTCCACATCTTGTTCAGGTTGCCGTCCTTCTTGCGCTGGCAGTACTCGTTGAAGCGGAGCGTGCTGGAGAACCTGCGGCCGTCGACCTTGATCGCGACCGTGCACGCCGCGGGCGGCTCGTCCCACAGCCACACGCCGAGCGCTTGGCCGTCGGCGGTGTACCAGACGGTGTCCTCGTACTCGACGCGCACGCCGTCGCGCTTGGCGATGCGGTCCCGGATGAGCCGGTAGCCGTCGATGCCGGTCTGCGTGGTGGGCTTGCTGACGAACTTGCCGTTCTCGTTCGACGGCCGGTAGATGAGGTAGATCTGCCGGGCGAACGGGTCCAGCCCGGTGCGCTGGCACTGGTGCAGGAACACGCCCAGCTCGGCGGAGCTGGCCTCCTTGGGGATGCCCATGGCCACGAGGGCGGCGTGCTGGTTCTTGTCCCACATCGTCTGCCCGGCGCGCAGGGCGAGCGCCGCGGACTGCTGCGCTGCGGCGCGCTGCGGCGCGCTGCTGCGGGTGGCGAGGTCAGTAGAGCGGGGTGATTCCGTGGAAGTCATTGATGATCCTTTCGGCGCGTACGCGCTGGTATCCGGTAAGGGGAAGGTCGTCGATCTCGTCGGACCATGCGGGCCACACGCCCGCTTCGGTGCACCCGGCGTAGATCTCGCTGGCCTGGCGGCACAGCTCGGCGCCTACCTCGAGGTCGCGGGGCAGCAGCCGGTGTTCCTGCACGAGGTACGGGGGCTCTGTCTGCACGACGACGAAGACGAAGTCGATCTCTTGCGGGTCGCACTTCAGGCAGGCGGCGAGGCCCTGCCGGTAGTGCGGGTCCTGCATGAAGTAGCCGAAGTCGCCGGCCGACTTGCTGCGGGCGTCCGGGCTGGCGTCGGCGGCGGTCTTGAAGTCGACGATCGTGGGCGTCTCGCCGATGTACGTGAGCCAGTCCATGCGCCCGCGGTGCCAGCAGTACTCGTCCTGCCAGAACATGGACACCTCGGCGTCCCCGTCGCTGAACAGCGCGGCGGCGTTCGGGCGCGAGTGGACGGCGATAGCGATGGCCGCGGCCTCGGCGTAGTCCTTCGCGAGCATCGGCACCTTGCCAGCGGCGATGGCCTCGGCCTCGGCTTCCTTGTACGCCTTGGTGCGCCGGTCGGCGAAGTCGAGGACGGCGATGTCCGCCCCGGTGCCGAGGACCAGGCCGTGGACGGTGGTCCCGAGGTCCATGGCCTTGCTGGCGCGGTGCGGGTGCTTGCGGTCGTAGTCGTAGATGGCGGGGCAGCCGGGCGGCAGCAGCTTCTTCATGCCGCTGACGGACAGGCTTCCCTCCGGGACGGGGTCACGGTGGTAGGCGTCCTCCGGCACGTCCGGGTAGAGACCTGGCGTCTCGACGGTGCCCGTAAAAATCTCAGGCATCGTGCGTCCCGGGGTCGACGCGGCGGACGGGCATGACGATCCACTCGTCGTGCATGTGGACGCCGATTTCCCGGAGCTGCTTGGCGCCGTTGTCGGCGGCGGCCTTGGTGGGGTACGGACCGAAGACGCCGAGGATGCCGCTCCCGTCGGCGTACTTGGCGATGGCGCACCAGCGTGTTCCGGTGGCCCAGGGCCCGGGGGTAGTGGTCGTGAGGTCCATTACGCCTTCCCCCCGTGGCAGCTCGGGCAGTAGCAGTGGTGGGTGCCGATGCAATCCGGCCCGCACCCGGCCTTCATGAGTCCCTCCTGACGGGCAGCATCCGGCAGTCGGACGCGCCGCAGTCGCGGTCACAGCAGCAGTCCCGCGGGTCGACGCCGCTGACGGACCGCCAGCCGGGCGAGCACCAGGGACAGTCACGCGGGTCCGGCGGTGTCTCCCGTGCGGGCGGCGCGGGCGGCCCCACCTCAGCGAAGTGCTTGCGGAGCTGACGCCGGAGCTTCCGTGTCCGCCACTGGCTGACGGTGAGCTGCCACAGGGCGATGATCATGATGCTTCCTCCAGTCCGAGCATGGCGAGCAGCTCGGCACGCTCACGGTCGTCGGCGGCGTGCCTGGCGACGATCTCGGCGGCGGTGCGGATGGTTCCGGGATCGAGGTCCACGACGGCGCGCAGGTGCCCGCGCCGCCGCACGCCCTCGCCTTCGGGGCGCGCTTGCGCCCTGCGCTGGCGGACGGCGCGGTACACCTGCTCAAGCGCCTCGGCAGACTTGTGTGACCCCTTGTGGCCTGCGGGCCGTCCGCAGGTGCTGCCCTTGGCGTGGGCTGCCGCGACCGGCAGTCCGCAGCGCGGGCCCTTGGCGTAGTCGCGCGTCACATCGCCCCCTGGCATTTCCGGCAGGTGACGGCGTCGCGGTCACTGGTGACCTCGACCGGGACGCCGCTGGGCGCGGGCCGTCCGCAGCGCGGATAGCCGCTGTTTTCGGTGTCCAGGTGGACGCGGCGCAGGGGCGCGTCAAGGAACGGCGTGCGCGTGTCCTTGCCGGTGCCCCGGTAGACGTAGCCGCACGTCTCCGGCAGCCCGTTGCGGCTGCCTTGCGGTGGCGGGCTGATCACGGCGCCACCTCCCGCCGGATGTGCTGACAGATCTGGCACACCCACTCCATGCCGCCGTTCGGCGTCGGTTCGTGGACGTAGTAGTGGGCACACCTCATGACGTCACCTCCGTGACGTCGAACAGCGCGGCCTGGGGCGTCTTCGCGGGCTGGTGGCACTTGCACGTGCAGTCGCGGTAGGTGCATCCGGCGTGATTCATCTCGCGGATACGGCACGGGTCGCCTTTGCCGTTCAGCCTCTCGGTGAGGTTGCCGCCGGTCTCCAGCCAGAGCCGGTTCAGTTCGTCGGTCACGATGCCCGCCTCCTCGGCAGCCCGGACGCGTGGCGCCCGTGCCCCGTCCGCATGTCGCCCGGCAGCCGGTGCGGCGGCAGCACCGCGTGCCCCCCGGTCCCGTCCCGCCGCGCAACCCGGATCGCCTCGGCCAGCTGCTCCCCGGCTTCCTCCTGCTCGAGGCGCGCGAGGGTCACCGGGTACGGGCCGAGATAGCACTCGTAGTCCGGGATGAGCAGGACCGCCCCCGAAGCGGGGGGAACAGGGGCGGTCCGCTGGTCCCGCCACGCACCCCGGGGAAGCCGGTGCGCGGCGGGCGTCTTGCGGGGGCGCTGGCAGGCCATCAGCAGCAGCGCCAGGAGGGCGAGGTCGGCGGCGAGGATGATCAGCCCGCGCGGCGGGATGACGGCGGTCCAGGTCATGGCCCCTCGATTCCGGCCAGCTTCAGCCAGCGGTCGTAGGTGGCGGCGTCGGCGGTGGCAACGCGGTTGCCGTTGACGATGCGCCGGAAGTCGCTCAGTACCTCGGACAGCAAGGCCCGCTGCTGGTCGCACTCGGCCCGCAGCATGACGATGGTGGGCTCGACGCGGAGCGCCACCTCGCACGCGCCGCGTTCCCGTGCCCGCCGCGTGTCCGGGTCCAGCAGGTCCCACGGGACGGCGTCGGGGTTGCGGTGGTTGCACGTCTCGTAGTCGATCTGCCCCAGCGTGGTCATGACGTCGCCTCCAGCACCTTGCGCAGGTCTGCGGCGTGGTTGGCGTAGATCAGCGTGCGGACGTTCCAGCGCTCCCATGCGGCGTCACGTTCGGCGGCGTTGTACGCCTCGTCGCGGTAGCGCAGCGCACTGGCCGATGCCTGCTCCCAGCTGACCGCGAGGTCCGTGAGGGCGGCGCGGACGGCGTTGAGCTTGCGCTCGGTCTCGGCCGCGCGCTTCGCGGCGGCGTCGTAGGCGCTCATCAGGCCGGCCACGCGGGCGCGGTCCTGCTTGATCCCGGCGACGACGGAGGCGACCTTGTCGGCGCTCATCGCTGGTCCCTGGCGGGCACGGAGGGCAGGTGGCCGTTCAGCGTGGCGATGACCGTCGCGGCGCTGATGGGCTCCTCCGGCCCGTCGATCGCCAGCGTCATCAGCGTGTCCGTGATGATCTCGGGCTTGGGGACGCGCGTCAGGTGGTCGTTGTCGCTGGCGATCAGGTGCTCGATCCCGGCCCAGTCGGCGACGCTCTGGCGCTGCTCATCCGTCCAGCCGTCGATAACCTCGCGCGGGATGTCGATGCTGACCATCAGCAGCAGGTCATGCACGACCTGCGTGGTCAGCTCCGGCTCCGGGTCGCCGCTGTAGTCGGTGGGGTCGTCCCCGCCGTCGTCGTCGTACGCGTCGCCGTAGTCGGACGGGAGCATGCGCGGCTCCGGCACCTGATGCAGCGGCGAGCGCCTCAGCTGCCCGCAGGTGTCGCAGTGGCCGAGGTGCTCCTCGGGGGCGTACTCGTGCCGCTGCCCGCTGAGCGTGGCCTCGAAGCGGCGCTTCATGATGGCGGCCGCCTTGATCAGCGCGTCGATCTCGGCGAGGGTCATGAAGTTGAAGGCGGCGTTGCTGCTGCCGAGTTCGAGGACGGCGAACGGGTCCTCGCTGCCGGGGTTGACCTCGGACTTGATGGCGTCAGCCCTGACGCTGATGCTGAGGTGTGCCTGCATGTGATGCTCCTGTTATCTTGGAGGTGTCCCGGCGGGGTGATGCTCCGGCCGGTAGGGGCTCCCGTCTGCAGCGGGAGCCTCTTTTACGTGGTGGCGACGAGGGCGCGCTTCTCCCACGCCTCGACCTCGGTGAGCCGGTAGCGGACGAACTTGCCGCCGTCCGCGATGTAGGCGGGACCGCGCTTGTCGCGCCGCCACTCAGCGAGCGTCTGCCTGGAGACGCGGAGCCGGTCGGCGAGTTCCTCGCTGGTGAGGTGACGGACGGGCGGCATCAGGACGCCTCCGTCGCGGGCACGACGCGGTTCCGCTCGATGTAGGCGGCAAACGACTCTTCGGTGATCCGCAGCGGGGCGTTCGGCGCACCGGAGGTCTTGATCGCGGCCAGCTCGCCCGAGCGGACGAGGTTGAAGACCGTCTTCTTGGTGACGCGCAGCCTGGCGGAGATTTCGTCGACCGTGAGCATCAGGTTTCCCTGGTTTGCGTCGGCTTTCGTTCCATGAACGCAACCCTAGGACATCCGACGCAGACCGGTCAAGAAATCTGAGGAAATCTAAAGTACTTAAAAGTAACGATTTGGCCCCTAGGCTGGGATGGCCTACCTTGCTTTGCCTTACTTTTCCTGGGCATCATGAAGACGTGAACATCCCGCTAGGTACAGCCATCAAGCGAGCGCGGGAGCGAAAGAGATGGACTCAGCGCCAGCTAGCCGCCGCGCTCGGCGTAAGCACGAAGACGGTCGACAACTGGGAAAACGGACGCACCACTCCGCAAAGCTCGATGGGTGCCCTAGAGGAGGTGCTCGGCATCGGCGCCGACCGCGAGCCGGAACCGGAGCTTGACCCCGGCCTGCTCGAAAAGATCCGCCAGACCATCCCCCCAGATGATCAGCAGCGCGTTATAGACGCGATCCTCGCGACGATGCGCGGTACTCCCCCGAGCGGACCACCCGCAGAGGATTGGGGCGGGGCCTCGGGACGGAAGACCGGGTGACGTTCGCTATCGTCAGCAGCAGCAGTTCGTCACGTGCGTCCCTGGCCGCCTGCGCGTCCTTGGACGCTCGCGCGTGCCAGCACTGGCCGGCCACCACTGTCCCGGCAACCCACGCGGACAGGAGCACGTTCATCGCCCGCGCAGGGAACGGAATCCACTCCAGCTGCGCGAGGACCAGGCCCAGCGAGACAGCGGCAGTGGTAGTGGTTGACCTGACGGCAATGTCCATTGGACGCATGCATTCCCCCGAATGTCTAGTTGATGTACGAATGTGACGCGCCGGTTACGGCGTAAGTTGTCCTGTTGCACGATATTCACCGAAATTTCTCAACACTGTATGAGTAGTCACGGTTAGTCCTGGATACAGCCGGATGCATCCGGCCGGAGCGGAGCGTTGATGGCGGTCTACGACCAGTGGCACAAGGCGCCGGCGCCTGGCGATGCCCCGTGCTCGTGCGGGACGCGCAAGAACCCGCTCTACCCGTCGTCGCGCCACAAGACGGGCAAGCGCTGGCAGGTCCGCTGGTACGAGCCGGACGGCAAGGTGAAGCAGCCGAAGAAGAACTTCGGCTTGCGCGTCGGCCGCAACCCGGAGGTCCACGCCGACGCGTTCAACGCACTGGTCGAGCGCCACATCGATGTCGAGGGCGGGTTCGACCCGGACGCGGGGAACATCACCTTCGAGGCGTACGCCGAGGACTGGCGCAAGACCCGCGGCGGCCTGGACGACAACGAGGCCGCGGCGCTCGAGGGACGCCTCCGGCTGCACGCCTACCAGGACCCGGACACTCCCGGCCGCACGCGCCGCGGCGGCGTCAGTATCGGGCAGCGGAAGATGCGCGACCTGGCGAAGCGCCCGTCGCTGATCCAGGGCTGGATTCAGTCGATGCCGCTGGCGGAGGCGTCCGCGCGGCTGGTGGTCATGGACGTGTCGGCGGTGTTCCGGTCTGCGGTCGACGACGGGGCGGTGCCGCGCGACCCGGTGCGCGTGTCCAGCGTGGACCGGCCGCCCGCGGGGCGCACGAAGGCCCGGCCGTGGCCGCGTGAGCATGTCGTCGCGATGGCGGCGGCACTGGACCCGCGGATCGCCATCGTGCCGTACCTCGGCGCGGGGACCGGCGCGCGGCAGGGCGAGATGCTCGGGCTTGGCGCCGACGACATCCGGTTCCTCGGGCGCGACCCGCGGGTGAGCTATGTCCGCCAGGTGAAGATCGTCGGCCGGCGGGTATGCTTCGCCCCGCTGAAGAACGGCAAGGAGCACCGGCCGCCGCTGTCGCCGTCCCTTGCCGGCCGGCTGGCGGCGCACATGGCGGAGTTCCCGCCCGTGGCCGTGACGCTGCCGTGGTACGACCCGGACGACAAGGAGCGCCACGGGAAGCCGGTGACGGTGCGGCTGGTGCTGACGACGGCGGACGGCGGCGCGTGGCGGCGGGACGCGTTCAACCGGCGCTGGCGGGCCGCGCAGGAGGCCGCGGGGATCGTCACGCGGGAGCCCGGCGAGAAGCGCCCCGCGGCGCGGCAGGATGGCTGTCACGCGCTGCGGCACACGTACGCGTCGGCGCAGCTGCGGCACAAGGTGGACATCGTGCGGGTGGCGGCGTGGATGGGCGATGACCCGGAAACGGTGTGGAAAACCTACGCGCACCTGATGCCGGATCAGGACGACGACGACGGCCGGGAGGCGGTCGACGCGCTGCTCGCTCCGGAGCCACTTGCCCCGGATATGCCCCGTGAGGCGGATGGCGGCACGTAATGCCTGGCAGGAGCGGTGCGGATCACATTTTCATGATGTGGGCGGGGTGCAGGCCAGAGATTCAGTCCCTGTCTGACCTGCCAGGATTCATATCTATTCTATGGTTTGCTATCGGGTTCATTCGGTTGCGCCTTGCCCCGGACTTGCCCCCGACCGCCAGCTGACGTATGTCCCGCTGCCGGGCAGCTTCGTCACCAGCTTGCGTTCGGCGAGTTCGTCGATGGCCTTGCGCATGGTCCCCTCGCCGACGTCGTGCTGATCAGCCAGCCCCCCGCGGACCCGCAGCTGCGTGCCGAACGGCAGCTCGCCGGACTTGATGCGGTGCTCGATGTCGTCGGCGACCACTCGCCATTTGTAATCGATCGGCGCATCTTCCTGCTCTGACATGCGGCACACCGTAACTGGCACGTGACCAGCATAGATGACCGGGGCAGGCTTATACCTGCCGCGCCCCGTACTATCCAGCTACATCCAGGTGTTGTACGCTGCGCTCATGGCCTGGCTACCATCATGCAACCACGAGCCCGCCGCCGACTCTCCGCCGCGCAAGTACGACGGCCAGGTAGGCAAGCAGCAGTACTCCGTGTGCAAGCTCTGCGAAAAGCCGATCGTCCTGTTCTCTGACGACGGCCGGTGGATGCAGTCGACCACGACGAATCACCCGTACCTCTCGCAGGCCGCTGAATAACTGAAGCGGGCCACCCGAGCGGATGAAAGCCGCCGGATGGCCCTAACCCGAACCTTGATCAAGCCAAGGATGGGCTGTGACAGAACTTACCGACAATCGTCGAGAGCGCACAAGGGCTCTGGCCGCATGGCTCCAGGCGATTCCGAAACCTCGCTGGCCGCGGCGGTCCGACGTGCCCGCGGCCGCGCCGGGTGGCGTGGTGCTCCGGTTCCGGACGGCCGCCCTGTGGGCGATCGCCGCCCTGATCACCGCGGCGTCCGCAGCGTCGTTCAGCGAGTCCTACCGCGGGCTGCTGTCATGGGCGCTCCGGCATGGCCTCGCCGGATTCTGGGCCGCCGCCTTCCCTGTCCAGGTCGACACCTTCATCGCGGTCGGCGAGCTGGTGCTCTTCGTCGCGATGGTCGACCAGTGGGACTGGCCGAGAAAGCTCGGCGCGTGGGCGGTCGCGCTGCTCGGTCTCGCGATCTCGGTCGCCGGGAACATCGGGCACCTGGCCGCCGCCGACCTCTCGTCACGTGCCACGGCCGGAGTGCCGCCGCTGGCCGCGTTCGCCGCGCTGTGGCTCGGGCTGACCGTACTGAAGAGCGTTATCTCCCGCCGGGCGGAGCGGCCCGCTCCTGACACGGTGCTGCCCGAGGTGCCCACCGACAACGAGGTCGCGGCGCTCCTGGCGCTGAGAGCCACCACCTACGCCGGGAATCCCCTTAGCGCGAGGGCACTGGAAGCGCAGTTTGGTTTGTCCCGTGCGCAGTCGACCAAAGTGCGTCAGCTCGTCCTTGCGAAGGTCAACGGGAGCGCGCCGTGAGTGACCAGCTGCCCGCCGTCCCAGATGACGAAGTGCTCGAGGGTGAAGTAGTCGCCAGCCCGCGCCACCCGGTGGCCAGGGTGGTCCGCGTGGTCGTCGTGGTGGTGCGTCACGAGCACGTCCAGCGCGGCGGCCGCCACATGGCCTACATCCCGCTCGGCGCCTATGTGGTCGGCCGGCGCATCTGGGACGCCCGGACGACGGCCCGCTTTGAGAGGTACATCAGGGCGGCCGAGGCGGGCGGCGACCATGAGTCGATGGTCCGCTGGGAGGAGCTGCGGCAGAAGTTTTTGAACGACCGCCACAAGCGCCGGATGGAGCGGCGGCACTCGACACTGGAGGCGTTCCGGGCAGCGCCGTTCATCGCGGGCGGCACGGTCGGCGTCTTGGGCAGCATCGGCATCTTCATGGCCATCGCCGAGCACCGGTTCGGCGAGATCGCCGTCCCGTTCGTGGCGGTGGCGCACCTGGTCATGCTGGTCATCCTCGTCGTGTCCGTGTCGTGGGGCCCGTTCGTGATCGGCGCCCCGTGGATCGGCCTCGCGATGCTGTGGTGGATAGGCAAGCGCCACGCGCAGGGCATGACGGGCGGCTGGCTCGCCGCGGCGCAGCCGGACGGCGAGGACGGCGGCATGGTCGTGACGGCCGACACGATCGTCCTCGCCCTGCAGCACATGCCGGTACCGGCGCTGAAGACGGCATTCAAGGACGGGTGGATACCGCAGTTCACGACGACGCCCGTCCGCGACGGCCAGGGCTACGAGGCCGAGTTCAGCGTCCCCCTCGGGGTGACGGCGGAACAGATTGCCGACGCGAACAAGGTGCTGGCCAGGAACCTGCACCGGGACGAACACGAGTCGTGGCCGTCCGCGGGGCCGCCGGGTTACGTGAAGCTGTGGGTGGCGGACCGGGGCGCGCTGAATCGCGCGGCACCGGAGTACCCGCTGCTGCACTCCGGCACGGCTGACGTATTCAAGGGCGTGCCGGGCGGGGTGACCGCCCGCGGGGATGAGATCGTCGCTCCTGTCGTCGGCAACAACGGCGTGCTCGGCGGCATGATGGGGCAGGGCAAAAGCAACGCCGCGCGGGTGCTGATGCTCGGCTGCGCCACTGACCCGATCTGCTCGCTGGACGCCTGGGTGTTCGCGAACAACGGCGACTTCGATGCCTACGCGCCGCGGCTGGCCCGGTATGAGAAGGGCCTCGACGATGACGTGATCGCCGCCGCCGTGGAGCGCCTGCATGAGCTGTACCGCTGGGTGGGCGAGCGTGAGGAGATGCTGGCCGACCTGGGTGCGAAGAAGGTCAGCCGGGAACTGGCCCAGCAGTACCCGGAGCTGCGCCCGCACGTCGCCCTGTTCAGCGAGTGCCACGAGCTGTTCGGCCACAAGGAGGACGGCAAGCTCTCCGACATGGCGAAGATGGCCGCTGAGCTGGTCATCAAGACCATCAAGCGGGCACGCAAGACGGGCATCGTCCTGTGGTTCGACACGCAGTCCAGCCGCAAGGAGGCCATCCCGCCCGCCCTCGTCGAGCTGGTGTCCGTCAACTGCTGTTTCGCCGTCAAGACGTGGCGCAGCAACGATGGCTTCCTGGGTGATGGCAGCTTCCAGCGGGGCATCAGGGCGACGGAGCTGCGGCCGGGCCGGGACCGCGGCACGTCGCTCGTGACCGGTGTCAGCGACGCTCAGTTCGAGCTGCTGAAGTGGTACTTCGTCGCGGTCGACGACGACACCGGGTTCGACGCGGCCGCCGACGTGATCAAGCGCTGCATGCAGCGCGTTGACCCGCGCACGCCGGTCGCCTCGAGCACGCCGGTCGCGATCGAGGCCAGGGACCTGCTGACAGACCTTGATGCCGTGCTCGGCAGCGAGCGCGCGCGCCTGGCCGACGTGCCCGCGCTGCTGCGGGACCTGGCGCCGCACTGGCCGGCGTACCGCACCGGGGCGCTGAACGGCGTGCGGCTGCGCGAGCTGCTGGACAAGGAAGGCGTGCGAGTGAAGACGACGGGCGGGATCCTGTGGCTGGATCCGCCGGACGTGCGCGACGTGCTCCGGCAGCGGAGTGAGTTGGATGACTGACGTATCCCCGGATGCCGCCCTGGGGCATGCCGGACGAGGCCCGCCCCACTCGCGGAAACGACCCAACTCGGCCCACTTCCGCAGGTCAGCGGGGGTGTTGGCCGGTGATTCACATAGATGGAATATCCAACTCGGAAACAGAGGAGACAACCCAGATGAGCAAGCTCTCCAAGGAGACCAACGACAGGCTCGGCCGGATCATGGACCGGAAGGGAACCAATTCCCTCTCGAACAAAGAGATCCGGCAGGCTGTCGCGGCCGTAGACGACTCTGGCCACCTCGACGCGGCAGAGCACAAGTTCGTCAGCGAGCTGCAGGCCGCATTCGATGACGGGAAATTCCACGCCTGGCGGTAAGCCGGGCCACGCAACAGGAGGTAACACGATGGGACTGTTCAGCAACGACCCGAAGTTCGAGGCGCTGCGCAAGATCCGCGAGGACGAGGGCTATGACGGGTGGCTCGACCAGAACAACAACAAGGTCAAGGACGTGGACAAGTGGGCCGAGGAGAAGAAGGGATGGTGGAAGTAGCCGTGGGCATCCGCAGCCAGCAGGTGGCGAAGCTCGCCGCCGCATACGAAGAGCGCGGCCGGGCTCTCAGCGAGTCCGGCAGGAACAGCGGCGCGTTCTACGACGCCGCACGGGCGGTCGGCAAGCTGCACGACTCCTCCACGGTAGCGGAGTGCGAGGCCGCGCAGGCGCAGGCCTACGGACGCCCGCAAGCGGAAGGGAGGTAATCCGATGGGATGGTTCAGCAGCAAGCCGGAGGAGCCCGCATCGCCGCCACGGCGGGACCGGGTCAGGCAGGTCATGCAGGCGTACATGGAGGAGTCCGACGCCGACCCGGACGGTCCCGGCGCCCGCGCTGCGGCGGAGAAGCTCAGCGCGGCGCGGCGCGGCGGAACGACGGACGCCGAGTATCAGGCCGGGATCGCCGCGGCGCGGCGGAACGGCTACTGAGATGAGAGCGTGCGGCGGCTGATAGCGCCGCGCGGGCCCGCCCCGGATCGCGAGTCCGGGGCGGGCTTTCCGCTGTCAGCGGCCGATGGTGAGGCCCCATTCCTCGATGAGGTCCACCAGCTTCTTCGCCTCGATCTCGTCCTCGTCGGTGGGCTCGTACAGCTCGACAGTTCCGTCGTCGGGCCGGTTGTAGAGGCCCTCCAGGAACTCGCGGACGGGCTTCACCGTCTCTGCGATGGTCTTCGTCTCGGTCTTGGTCTGGTCTGCCATTGTCGCCCCCTCTCGCCTGCTGATGACTCCAATCTACATAAGTTGGCCACGCATGGCAAGCTTTCTGGCCACATGTGGTATGGTTTTCTCATGAGCACAGCAGACGAGAAACTGGCGGCACTTCAGGAAATGGTGGTATGGCGCGACTGGAACAAGCGCCGAGACGAGATCGTGCGCGCTGCGGACAGGGCAGGCTACAGCCAGCGCGACATAGCCGACGCGATGGAGATCAGCAGGCCGACCGTGGACAAGGCGCTGAAGCAGGACCTGAACGTCCGTTATCACTCGGAGGTCTGCCACGATCGCGTGACATCCCACACCTGGGAGTCGTCGGGCAGGGCGTGCGGCACGGCGGAGGAGATCAGCAGGGCGCCTGCCTACATGCGCGAGGACTGGAAGCAGGCCCGCGAGATGGAAGGGCTGAGCTGGCAAGACATCGCGGCGGACGCCGGGGTTGACCTGGACGTCTAGAACGCGAAAACGCCCCCGGCTCACCTCCGGGGGCGTTTCACGTTCTGCAACCTTGTCGCGCTCAGCCTACCAGCTACGCCGTGATCCTGAGCGATGCGTGCGGCGGGGCCACGCTGCCCCCGTCGGCCCACACCCGGATCTCGTACTGCCATCCCCTGTGCAGCTTGATGGTGCCGGTCGTTCCGGACACGGCTCCCGGCACGATCACGCCGTTGTCCTGCACCGCCTCCAGTGTGTACCCGCTCGGCGTCTTGCTTCCTCCCACGGCCGGTGGCGCGCTCCACGTGAAGTTCCGGATCACCTCGGTCCCCTCGGCAAGGTGCGCCGGGGCGGCGAACTGGTCGCCCGCGGGCACCGGAGCGGGGGGCGCAGCGCCCGGCCGCGGCCACTGGCCGAAGTCATCGCCAGGGCCGAGCACCTTGATGCTGTGCCAGAATGCCGCCTGGTTGACGTCAACGGTAGCCGGGCCGACGTGGACGTTATAGGACACCTGGCGGATGTCCGCGCGCGGATCCCAGGCGCCGCCCGAGCCGCCCGACGTCTGCCACCCGTACCGGATCACGCCGGAATCGAATAGCGACTTGATCACGGAGTACTGCCCGTACCCGCCGCTGCGCGCAAGTCCGATGACGCCGTTAACCCCGCGCATGTAGGCGACCGGGTTGGTACCGGCCGCCACGGGGACGTCCTGAGCGAAGAACACGGTGGCGCCGGTCGCGCCGACGCGGGCAAGCTCGGCCTCGGCCGCCTTGGCGTCCGTGACGCCCTGAGCCTGCGTGTACTCGTTGCCGGTGGTCTCCCAGACGAACACGACCGGGATCCCGGCAGCCTTGTAGTTGGCGACTTCAGCCGCGCTGATGTCTTTGCTGTTCCCGCCAGACAGGTAGCGGCAGACGTAGTGGTATCCGGCTGCCTTGATCTGCGCGGCGGTCAGCCCGCCGCCGAACGAGAAGTCGATTCCGAGAAGCATCAGATGAACTCCGTTTCTGCTACGGCCCACGCCACGGAGTCCCGTCCGTAGCGCTGGCGGATCCTCGCGGCTTCCGTCGCGGCGTCCTTCGCGGTGTGCTCGTCCTCGAACACCATGCACCAGCACGCGTTCTGCCACGGGTCATCGGGCAGCGACCGCCAGTTCCCGTGGACCTGGACCGCCCCCGGCAGGACGTCGCGCTCGATGTCCCTGACGAAGTCTGCCCACTGCATCTGCGTCAGCTTGTCGTCGCTGTTGCCGATGGACAGGTAGACGGTGACGCTCATGCGGTGGCCACCTGCACGGTGTAGGCCGCGGCGAACGCGGCGAGGGCACCCGCCGTGAACATGCCGCGGACCGCGGGAACGACGGCGGCGATGACGGCGAGGATGACGGCAATGATGCCGAGAGCGACGGACAGGGTTTTCATGCGTCTACCAGCTCTCCGTTAGTGATGAACCCGTGCCACGGATTGGCCGGGTCGGTGTCGTTGATCGATGGCGTGACCGTGAGCGCCGGAGCCTCGCCGGTCACCGTCCAGTACGCCCCGTCCTGCGCGGGGAGGCTGGAGTACCAGACGACGCGGTTCGGCAGCACGACCGCCCAGCATTCGTGGTCGCGCCACATGTCGCCGGGCTTGAGGTCCGCGCCCGAGCCGGGCACGTCTGCCGCCACGGGGTCATCGGACGCGGGCAGAACAGGTCCGCCGATATCCGGGGTATCGATGATGCGGAGCGGGATTGGCATCTGACCTCCTAGCAGTGGAACTGACGGGACAGGATCACGAACCGCTGGTGCACGGCGTACTGCTCGGCGGCCGCGTGCTGGGACGGGTTCTTCGGCCTGACCACCGGCAGCCCCGCGAATGGCGCGATGACGCCGCACAGGTCCCGCTGCTGCTGCGTCAGCGCCTGGCGCCAGTGCGCGTCGTCCTGCGTCAGCGCCTGATGCCAGTTGGCGTTATCGGCGCTGGTCTGATGCGCGCTGTAGGCGCCCGAGCCGCCACCCGCGAGCAGCGACAGCAGCGCGAGCACGACGTAAGCGTGCCGGACCCGGCGGCGGCGGGTTACCTGCTTCTCTGGGGTGCTCATCCGGCGACCCCCCATGCGGCAACACAGGCGGCGATGAGGGCGGCGGCGCAGACGATGACGGCGACTCGCCATGCTGGATGGAGGACGGGCCGGACAGCAGCTGATAGCTGTGCAGCGCCCCCTCTGCCGCCAGCAGGATCAGCGCCCCGGTGACGATCGTGCTGTTCGGGGCGGCCGCCTGGACCTGCGAGACGAACCCGTACGCTCCCAGGCCCAGGGCCACGACGTCCCGGACCACCGGGAACGCTATCGCCTGCCACCAGGTCGCTGACGTAGTCGGCTGCCATTTCACCGAACCTCACTCTCAGTTGCTCGTGCCGCTGCGCGGTGCGCCGCGTGGATGTCTCGTTCCGTGCGCCGCTTGTGCGGGTGATGCCGGTAGCACGCCCGCTCCCCGGCCGCCGTCGTGCGCCGGGCGTACCAGTAGCAGCCGGTGACGTAGCACTGGTTGTGCCACCAGAACAGCAGCCCGGCCACGATGCCGCTGCCGAGCCAGGTCAGGAGGATGCCCCCGGCGCCCGAGAGGAACAGGTAGACGGGACCGGACGGATTGTCCATCCCCAGCCAGTGGGAGAGCAGGTGCGTCATCTCGGCTTCTGGAGAAGATCCGCCAATGCGCCAGGGGTGACGAATCCCGGCCAGCGCCCGTCGTCGAACAGCTTCATGCCCGCAGCGGCATATGCCGCATCGCAAAGTTGCGAGCAGATCATGTGGCCCGACGACGCCACGTACGCCTTCAGGAAGGGCAGCGGCAGATGCAGCCGGTGAGCGACCAGCGCGAAGTAGTCGACGGCGCTGTACGGCGTGCCGACGTAGCCGTGAGCCGCCTTGATGATGTCCTGCCGCTGTTGGTCCGTCAGCGGGATCTTGCCCGATGACCACAGGACGTCGCTGTAGTGCAGCGGCACGAGGGCCGCGCCGCCGGGCTCGGCCTCCACGATCTGGCCGCCGCCGACGAACACGAACGCGTGCTCGTAATCCTCGCCGCCGTCGCCGTTGAGCAGCTGCCCGAACCTGATCAGCTTGCCGACGTCGCCGGAGATCTGCGTCAGCCCGAAATCGCCCGGCTGCGGATCCGTGCGGCCCATCAGTCCAGCCACCATTTCCACGTCGGCGCGGCGCTGTAGGTCAGTGCGACGGTGCCCCCGGCCGGGACGTCGATGATCGGGTTCACGGTGCTGCCCGACTGCATCGCGGTGCCGTTGACCGAGATGCCGGTGACGGTGCCGGTGACATAGACCGTGGCGTCGCGCCACGACGTGTTCGTCGCCGCGACAGTGGTCGCCGGGACAGCGGGAGCACCGGACCAGAGGCCGCGCGGCCTGCCGTCGTTGATGACTTTCAGGCCTGCCGCGCCGATGACGATCGGGTCGCGGCCGTCCACCGTGTTGCTCCAGTGGATCTCACCAAGGAAGGCGTTGCCCGGGTCGGAAATGTCGAAGCCGCCGCCGCCGGATGCTGTCGCGGACGTTTCCGTCGCCCACTCGCCGATGTGCACAACGGCCTTCCCGGTGCCGCCGCCCAGGTATTCCATACCGCCCTGGTAACCCTCGGCGGTCACGTGGTTGATAGTCAATCCGTGACCGCTAGTGCTATCGGTGACTGACACGATCCGGGCCGCATAGAGGGCCTTCAGGACATCGATTTTCGTATGCTCCGATGGGCCGGAAATGCTGGTGCGGAACCCAGATGACTCGAAGCTGGACAGGAAGCTGTCCGCGTTGTTGCCCTTCACCGGCAGCCGCAGGCCGCATCCCAGGCGGCTCCCGAAGATCGTGGAGTCGTTGAAGATACTCAGCAGCAACGGTCCTGTGCCCTCCGCCGCCTGAGCGAACACCTTGGCAGAGCAGCCCCCGCCCCCGATGCCGGTGGCGTAGCTGAAGTCGAATGCCGTGACGTTGGTGTACACCGGTGCGACGACCATAATGTCGCGGAACACCGGCTTGACGTTGACGAACGTCGGGCTGATCGCGCCCGCCATACCGGACTCCGGGGTCGGGGTCCCGAAGACACTCTGGAACCCGTACGTCGCGTCGGCAGTGGACGGGGCGGGCTTCATCGACACGACCGCCGACCCGGCGACGTTCGGGATCGTACTGTTCCAGTAGTCGTTGTGGTCCACGACGCCGGCGCCCTTGAAGGCGAGGACGAGCTTGCGCCCGTTGTTGTTCGATGGGGCCGGGATGGGGATCTGCGCGTTGTAGAGCGCGGTGCCGTCGTTGGACTGAGTCAGGCCCGCGACGATGTAGATCGCGTCGGAGAACAGCACCTCGGCGTAGTAGTCGTGCGCCTCGGCGTAGGTCTTCGCCGCCGCGACAGCGGCGTTGATCGCCGTGTTGACGTCCGTCCCGAAAACCGCGTTCAGGCCGGTCGCGGTCGCGGTGATCGCGATCGGGGTGCCGTCGATCGTGACGGAGGTCCCGCTGATGGCGGTGATCGTCCCGATCGCCGCCGAGTCGACCCCGCGCGCCCCGTTGATCATGACCCACTGGCCGACGATCGCCGCCGCCGAGATCGTCGCGGACGTGAACGTGTCGGTCCCGTTCGTCGCGACGTCCGTGGCGATCTTGCCGTAGGTCACGCTTCCGTGATCCTCCGGCCGGAACTGCCACGGCCGGAACTGCGGCGGCACGTTGCCCAGCTCGTTCGCGGGCACCTGCCCGGAGCCGTCCACGCTCGCCGCGCCCACGTCGGACGCGATGAGGGTGACCGCGCCGGTCTTCCCGTTCACGGACGACACGCCGCCGCCGCCAGCGGTGCCTCCGGCGGCGACCAGCGCCGAGAGGTCCACGGTCTCCCCGAGGCTGCTCGGCAGCTGGATCTTGTACGTGCGCTGCGCCCACCCGGTGATCTTCTCCGTCACCGTGTACTGGAAGCCGGACGGGTTCAGGTCCGCATTGTCGGTGCAGGGCAGCGTGATGCCGGACATCCCGTTCGTCATCAGCTGCCCGTTCGACACCCCGGCGACAGCGGGGCCGCCGAAGGCGACCTTGCCGGTGCTGTCGGTAATCACGCCGCCGGGGTCGAACGTGACCGTCCCGCCGGACGCGGGAGTGCCGTCAATGCTGAAGTATGAGCCGGTAACCAGGATCGCGGTCAGGTCCCCAGGCAGGGCCATGTGTGATGTCTCCTCAGTGATGCGGGCCGGTTAAAGGGGCGTGCCGACCGAGTACAGGCCGGATCCGATGGCGAAGCTCGCGGTGGTGGCGAACCCGAAGCAGCTGACGACTCCGGCGGAACTGACCCGCAGGGCCGCGCTCTCGTTGTTGTAGCCGGACAGGATCCGCTGCCGGTCAGTGTGGGCGTACAGCACCCGGTCTGCCGGCGGGCAGTAGGCCGCGGGCAGGGGATGGCCGAGGACCGTCGTGCCGTCGGCGGTGTAGGTGCCCCCGGCCGTGGTCAGGTTGAACTCGGCGAAAACGATCCCCGGAAAGACGAATTTGTACCGGAAGAAGTTCGGGGCAGTGTGGGCCGTCCAGCCGGGGACGCCGTCGCCGCCGTCCTGCCACGTGTCGGCCCGGTAGACGGTCTGCCACGCCGCGCCGGGCGCGTCAGACATGAGCAGGTTGCCGGTGTCCGGCTGGATCAGCAGGCTTGCCCGGTCCAGGACCGGCGTCCCCGCAGTGGACGGCATCACCGCGATCGGGCTGCTGATCTTCAGCCGCTCATCGACGAGGGCCGACAGTGACCCGTCCAATCCGGTGGTCCAGTGCGCGATCGGCAGGTCCCAGAGGCCGGTGCTGGTCTGCGTGACCGCGGGGATAGCCGGGGTCGGCGCCGGAGTGCCCGTGATGACGGTCGGGACGATGAACCCCGCTGCGGTGGACGCGGCCCGGTTCAGCCGAAGCACCAGGCGGTCAATCCGGTTCTGCGATGACGCCGCCGGGATCGACGTGTACGTCGGCGTGCTGACGGGCTTGTAAAACGCCCGGACGATCGCGCCGCCCGGCTGGATCACGACGTTTCGGCCGGAGTCGTCCAGGCTCGGCAGCATCTCCGAGCCCTCGCCCGGGATGATGCCGGAGCCCATCGCCGGATGGAAGAACTCCTCCCACTGGCCGACCGTCGACATCGCGGAGATGCCTGGCACTGGATAGGCGTCGTCTGCCATCTACGGTGTCCTCTTCTGCAGCTCGTTGATCTTGCGCTTCACGATGGTCAGCTGGTTGGTCAGGTCGTTGGCGCTGGCGGTCTGCGTCGTGGTGCCTACGTTGAACTGGATCAGCCGCGTCCCGGCCGACGCGTCCGCCTCGATGTGCACGGAGCTGATCACGTCCGTGATGACCGTCCCCGGGCGCGTCGGGTCCACGATCGTCACGATGTCGCCGCGCCTCACCGTCTGCGGGTAGCGCACCTGCGGCGTCTCCACGATCGTCACGTTGCGGGCGTACTGGCGGCGCCCCGCGGTGAGCGCAGCCTGCCCGGCCTGCGTCATCGTCGCCGCGTCCGACGTGCTCGAGGAGTCCACCGCCTGGCGCACGATCATCCGCCACGACTGCGCCGAGACGCTGTCGTCGACTTCGGTCACCACCTGCGCCGCGCCGGTTCCCGCGCCGAGCACCACCGCATGGGTGAGCGTCGGCATTGAGACGGTGCTGTCGATCGTGGTCAGCGTCCCGGCCTCGCGGGAGAACCGCATCCGGCTCGTGAGGTCGCGCGGCTCGTAGACGTCGAACACCAGCGTGGAGCCCGACTGGAGCACCTCGGCGCCGAGGTTGGAGCCCGCGTTCGAGATGGTCTGGATGATGTCCAGCAGGCCATTGAACCGGGCCGTGAACGAGACGGTGTCGCCGCGGCCCTGGTCGGTGGCGACGGTCACCGTCCGCGCCAGCGGGGCGCTCGCGTCCCCGCGCGCCGTCGCCCGCGTGCTGCCCACGTTCGCGGCCACGTAGTGCTTGATGACCGTCTCGGCGGCATGCGACGTCTGCACGTCCTGGTAGGTGCTGCCCGACTGCCCGGTCGCGTTCAGCGCCGGGTTCGGGTAGGCGATCTCGTTCGCGACGATCACCAGGTCATCTGCGCCGGTGACGGTGATCGTTCCCGGACCGCCGTCGCTGGCGGCCGTCCAGGACCGCGGGCCGTCGTCCTCAATGGGACCCGACAGCAGTTCCTGTCCCCAGCGCAGCAGGATCACGCCCCAGCCGGGGCCGATCTTGTCCAGCACTGACGGGATCGCGGGCAGCGTCAGCGTCCAGGCCGACACGTCCGCGTGCCGGTGGTCCAGCACCAGCGTCTTCCACGGCAGGTAGCCGCGCCGGACCAGGTCCGGGTCCCGGCTGATGACCTGCCACTCCTGCGAGCTCACCATGCGCCGAGATACCTCGGCGCGAACGTCACCGTGACGCTGCTGGCGGCGGTCGCGCCGGTCACCGTGATGGCCAGGTTCGTGTCACCCGGCGGCAGCGTCCAGAAATCGGGGTAGTCCGCCAGGTGCGGCCACCAGTCCGTGCCCGTCTGGTCAGTGGCGGTCAGTCCCGTCAGCGGGGCGAGCTCGACCGGCCGGCAGTCCACGGTCACGGTCGTGCCCGATCCGATCGCCGCGGTGAACGCGTACGACTGGCCGGTGTCGGCGTTCTCGATCGTCACCGTACCGGGACCGGTGATCGACCAGACGGGATAAGCGTCGGTGTCGCCCGGGTTCGTGACCGCGCTCGAGCCGATGACCGCGCCGGAGCCGAGCAGCACCGGCGGCATCGGGGGCACCCCGGCCGAGGACGGGGCGAGCTGCCAGGTCCGGCTGACCGCGTCGCCTTCCCATGTCGGGACCGGCGCGTAGAACTGCAGGTTCGGCAGCGCGCACCATCCCGCGGCCACGTCGTCGACGTCGGATTCGGTCGGCGTCGCGCCGCCCTGGTAGTACGCGGCCAGCGACCGCGCCGAGGCGTCCGGCAGCTGCACGGTGACGCGGCCCGGCACCGGCAGCCCTGTCGCGGAGTCCACCGGGTGGCGCAGCGTCGCCTGCAGCGCCCGGAGCCGCGCCAGGTAGGTAGCGGCGTCCGGCCCCATCACGTACAGCGGGACGGTCATCAGGCGCGGCTGGACGCGGTGCGTGCGCACCAGCGAGGACCCGTCCCACATGGCGTCACTGACGATCTGAGCGTCCACCGGGCCGAATCCGGTCCGGCCCGTCGTGCTGATGTAGCCGCCCTCGCTGTCGGTCAGGCCGATCGTCACTCCGGCCGCGCTCGTCCACGAGATGGCCTTCGATGCCCAGTCCGCCACCGTCACCGCCTGGCCAGGCGCACCTGGCGCGAGGCCATGGTCAGCGCGTTCTCGATGTCCGCCTGCGTCGTGAAGCCCGGCACGTGGTGCACGTGCATCTCGCCGACAAGCGGGCCGTCGCCGCCCCTGGTGCCGAGCGCCGCGGACTGCTCCGGGGAAAGGATCTGGCCGGGCCGGTCGAACATGGCCAGCTCGGGACCGCGGTCGCCGGTAACCATGAGCTGCCCCGCGGCGAACTTGCCGCCGTGCCCGTAGTGCGGGAGCTTGCTCGCCGGGACGCCCAGCCAGCGGGCGACCTCCCGGCCCATCGTGGCGCCGAGGCTCTTCATCTGCTTCTCCAGCGCCGCCTGCTGGGACTTGAATCCGTCCACGACCGCCGACCCGTACACGGCGACCGCGGCACTGTGCGCCACGCTTCCGGCGGCGGCGTTGATGGCCGAATCGGCGGCGTTGATCTGCTTGATGACCGACGATCCGCCGGACAGCATCGCCTGCGCGTAGGTGTAGCCGTCATCCGGACCGAGGGCTACGACCTGCTGGATCAGCGACGCCGACAGCCCGGCCTTCCGGAGCTGGCCGAGTGCCCCGGCGAACTTGCTCAGCTGGGCAAGCTTCGCCTGGAGCTGGGGCGCGAGGCCGCCGCCCTTCTGGAACGGGTCGACGGTGAGGTTCGACAGGGCGCCGTAGCCGGACAGGCTGGAGGCCACCGACGACTGATAGGACGCGGCGGCGTTGTGCTGGCTGGTCAGCGTGGACAGCTTGTTCACCAGGCCGGTCAGCTGCCTGGACTGCCCGGCGATGACGTTCTCCGCCCATGCCGCCGGGCGCCCGCTGTAGTACTTCTGGATCGCCTTGACGGCGGCGGACTGCTCGGCCGCGATCTTGCTGAGCGTGGTGACGGTGCCGGACAGGTACGCGTCGACAACAGGCAACGCGGTATTCTGCTCGGCAGTCCTCGCGGACGCGCGCCGCTTCGCCGCGGCCGCTTCTGCCCGGTCCGCGGCAGCTTCCACCGCCGCCGCGTGCCGTTCCGCCGCGGTCAGCGTCCCGGTGGCATACCCGGCCATGCCGCTGGCTGCCGCGCGCATCGAGTCGCCGTGGGACAGGACCGTCTCGCCACCGTGGAAGTTCACGAGCTCCCGGCCCTGCTCGCCGACCCATGCCCAGCCGGGCCTGGCACCCGGGGTGCCCTTCGCGTACCAGTTGAACGCCTGCTCGTGCGCCCAGGCCGCCGCCGGGCTGCCGTACCGCTGCGCGATATAGTCCAGCAATCCGATGGCCTGCCCCTGAGCCGTGCTGGGATTGCCTCCCGGCCACTGGTCGTACCAGCTCGGGCCGGTGATGCCCTGGGCGATTCCGTACGCGCCAGACGACGGGTTGCGGGCGTTCAGGTTCCAGCCCGCCTCGCGCATCTCAACGGCATTCAGCGCGTTCCACTGCGCGCCGGTCCAGCCCCGGGCGGCGGCCATCTGCTGCACCAGCTTCTGGACCGCGCCCGCCGAGCCTCCCGCGGCAGCCGCCGCCGCAGCTCCGAGGCCGCCGAGGCCGGTAAGCGGGGAGCCGCCGCTGCCGAAGAGCGAGCCGAGCGCGGACAGGGCCTTCGCTGGCAGGTTCGTAAGGGACACCATGCCCTTTTGCGCGATCGCGCCGAGGGCGTTCGGCATGCTGCCGAAGATCTTCTTGACCATCCCGGTGACGTCGTGGCTCATCATGCCCTTGAACAGGCCGGACATCAGGTGGCTGCCGAGCCCGGCCATGACGGTCGATGGGGACTTGATGCCGAAGAAGCTCTTGACCGCGCCGACGATCGGGTCGACGATCGTGGACTTGATCCAGCCGCCGATGCCCCGCATGGCGCCGCTAATGCCGCCCAGCAGGCCACGGATGATATCGCCGCCGTGGCCGGTCAGCCAGCTTCCGGCTTTGGCGAAGTTGCCGATGATCCAGCCGCCGATTTTCGTGATCCAGCTCCACGCGGCAGCCCACTGCGCCTTCTGCCCGTTCCAGAGGCCCGAGATCACGTCACGTCCGTGCCCCAGGAGCCACGACGCTGCCTTAGCGAAGGCCGACCCTATCCAGCCGCCGATCTTGGTCACCCACGACCATGCCTGTGCCCACTGCGCCTTCTGGCCGTCCCACAGGCCCCGGATGATGTCGGTGCCCTTGGACAGCAGCCAGGAACCGGCCTTCGCGAAAACGCTGCCGATCCAGCCGCCGATTTTCCCCAGCCAGGCGAATTCGAGTTCCCATTCCATCTTCGCCCCGCCCCAGAGGCCGCCGAGGATGTCACCTCCGGCCTTGAGCAGCCATTTTCCGGCCTTGATGAACGGGGCGGCCATCCACTCGTTGATCTTGCCCAGCCAGCGCAGCAGGAACGAGAGGCCGTCCTCCGCCCCGTACCACAGGCCGAGGAGGATCGATTCGCCCTTGCTCACGAGCCAGTCCTGCGGCTTCGCGAAATAGGCGAGGATCTTTTCGCCGAGTGGGCCGAACAGCTTCTTGAGGATCCCGCCTAGCGCGGACTCCATCATGGTGCCGGCCTTCTCCAGCGGGCCCAGGAACACCTTCAGCAGCGGGCCGAGAAAGGGGATCTTGTCGAAGATCTGCAGGATGAGGCCGCCCACCCGGCCGATCGGGATGATCGACGAGAGGAAGAGCAGCATGTCCATCGGGTGATGGATCGCCTCGGAGATGAGCGCCATCGGGAGCTGGACGACGAGCCCGACCGCCAGGCCGACGGCCACGTTCGCGAAGGCTTTCCCCATCGACGTCCAGTTGATCTTGCCCAGCAGCGTCAGGAACGCGGCGCCGATCTTCTGCGCGCCGGTGACGGCGGAGCTGATGATGTTGGAGAAGACCTGCCCCCAGTCGATCTTCTTGACCGCATTCATGATGGTGTCGATGAAGCTGGGGGGCGCCTTCGGTGCCGGTGGCGCCGGGACCTTGAACGGGTTCGCCGACGGCACGTTGAACAGGTCCGATGCGTTCTTCACGCCTCGCGGCAGCACCGGCTTCAGCGGCACCAGCACCGTGTCCAGCGCCCGCTGGCTGAATAGGTCCGATGCGTTCTTCACGCCCTTGGGCATGACCAGCTTCGCGGGGATCAGGACGGGCTTCTGTGACAGGCCGAGCAGGTCCGCCGCGCTCTTCGCGCCCTTCGGGAGAGTCAGCTTCACCGGGGCGAGCACGGTGCCCTGCCGCGGCAGGTTGAACAAGTCGGCGGCGTTCTTGATGCCCTTCGGCATCATCGGCTTCGCCACGATCGGTATGGGCGCCGGCTTGATCCCCAGGAGGTTCTTAAGCCACTGCTCGGCCTCCGAGACGTCCTTCTTGATCTTGTCCACCGGGATCAGCCCGGAGACCTTGCCAGCCCAGGCCGACACGACGGGGATAGCTGTCTTGTTGAGGAATGACACGAACGCGGTCACCGGCGGCAGCAGCGCCAGGCCGATCTTGATCCCGACGGCATCGAGGCCGCCCCGGAGCATAGCGAACTGCTGCGACGCGGTCTGCTGCGTGGCCTGCCATTCCGAGCCGAATTTCGTCGCGCCCTGGCTCAGCACCGCCTGCTTGCTGTTCAGCCGGTCAACCTGGTCGATCAGAACGCCGATGCCGGAACCGGCCTTCTTTCCGAACAGCTCGGTGATGATCTGGCCGTACTGGGTCGCGGGGATGCCTGCGGCCTTCAGGTGCTGCGACAGCAGGTCGATCGTCGCGACGGTGCCGTGCAGGCTCTGGTACTTGCCGAGCTCGCCGACCTGAAGGCCAAGCTCCTTCAGCGCGGGACCCGCCGTCTTGGCCTGCACCGCGATCGCCTGAACGGCTATCCGGAGCTGCGTGCCAGCCTCAGCGCCGCGGATGTTGTTGTCACCGAAGGTCGCCAGGGCAGCGCCCACGTCGTTCAGCGTGGACCCGTAGAGCTTGACGTTGCTCAGGAAGCCGGTGCCCATGGCGTCGGCGAGATCCTGCATCTTCATGTCGCCGGCGCCGACGGTGGCGTTCAGCACGCCCATCGCGGACTGGTAATTCTGGACACCGGGGATGCCGGACGCGATTGCGGCACCGAGGGCGTTGGTGACGTCGACCAGGTCGGCGCCGCCGACCCTGGCGCCCTCCGCCGCGATCTTCACGGCGTTCAGCATCTGCGGGCCGGTCGCTCCCATGCTCGCCATGTTCGACGCCACGTGATAGAACGACTCGGCGAGAGAGTCCGGGTTCTGGCCGACCTTCCCGGCAAGGTCCAGCACGCCCTGGGACAGTCCGGCGATCTTGGACTGCGCCACCCCGGCCTGCGTATGGATCCTCTCCATCGACGCCTGGAAAGTGACCGCGGACTTGACCGACTCCACCCCGATCGCCACGGCGCCCGCGGCCATGGCGGCGCCCGCCAGCACGGCCGCCTTGCCGAGGTTGGACAGCCTGCCGTGCAGGCCGTCGGCGGAGTCCCCGGCCTTCTTGAGTGCCGGAGACAGGCTGTCACGGCCGATGAGGTCATAGATGACGCTGACAGTCGACATGACCGGGGACCTCCTCTCCGCTATTCAGATTCCGGCGTCCACACAGGACGTCCCTCGCGCTCGAGGCGCTCGCGTTCCTCGTCCTCCAGCCGCAGCCGGTATTCCGCCATCCACTCGGTGAGCTCGGCCGAGTCGACGCGGGCGAGCAGTTCCCGGACGGTGCAGCCGAGCTTCTCGGCTAGCTGGAAGTAGAACCGTCGCTCGGGTCGTCCTCGGAGGGTTTTCCCATCTCCTCCACGTCGTCCTCGTTGATCCGGGACAACTTCGCGGCGACCTCGAAGATGCGGTCGAGCGCGGCGGCCGACTTCTTCCCCAGCGCGCTCACGTCCTGATCGGAGAAAATCCGCTCGCCCTCGTCATCGACGACGGATCGGGCCACGAGCTTGGCGCGGATGTTCGCCGCGTTGCGGACCATATTTTTGCCGCGCTGCTGGTACATCGACGACTCAAACGCGTCGCGCTCGGTGCCTGTCAGTGCCCGGACGCGGACCGTCCCGCCCCACTCGGGGACGTCCATGTCCTCGTACTCCATGTCGTCCGCGTCGAGGATCGCGGCACGGGACAGCAGTGGTGATTTCGCCATGGTGGTTCCTTTGCATGCGGGATGGTTGCGGGAATGCGGGAGGCAGAACCCGCCAGGACGGCGCCCCGCCGCTCACCGGTCCCGCGGCCGGATCGCGGCATGCCGCCCTGGCGGGGCTTTAGGTGATCTGGCGCGTGATGTTGCCGACGACCTTGTTCACGGCGATCTTCGCCGCCGGGCCGCCCGCGCGCATGACCGGGAAGAAGTACGGGTGCGACTCCTGAGGCACCCACACGTTGTCGTCGCCGAAGACAGGATGGCGCCACTTCTTGGTGCCTTCCATCATCGCGGGCAGCGACTTCTCCTTGTCCGGCATCTTCGCGGTGGACATGAGGATGCTGACCTGCGCGTTCCTCCCGACGGTCCGGACGCGCAGCGTGACAGCCTTCTGCAGCCTGCCGCGCAGCCCGGTCGACTTCGGGCCCTTGACCGGAATTGCGGCGATGGAAGCGCGGACAGCCGGGACAAACGGTTTGGCCACGGCGCGCAGCTCCGTCCGGAACTGCGCCGAGACCTCCTTGTCCCCGGCCTTCCGCAGCTTGCGCGATACCGTCCTCAGATCCTGGCCCGACGCGCGGATGCTGATGCTCACGACGCCGGGATGACCACGTTCTCGATCGGCACCGCGGTGACCGCGAAGTCGACTGTGACGGTGCCCGCGTTGGTCGTGGTGACGTCCTTCGGGACGCTGGTCACCGTCACCGGGAACACGTCCATCAGGTGGCCGGGCGTGTCGCCCTCCCATAGCACGCAGACGAATCCGGCGGTGTCGCGCGGCAGCAGCTGCCGCACGTCCTGGCTGTCCTCGCTGGTGTACATGGTGATCGACGACGACGCGGCGGTGATCTGGCCCGGGATGTCCGGGGCGAACCGGTTGGCCAGGTCCGGGACGCTGATCGTCGCCGACGCGACCGAGAACCCGGCCATGGCGCTGATCTCGCCTGTCAGGTTCGTGCCCGCGTCCAGCTCGGCGCGGGTCGGGGCGTTCTTGTTCGCGATCGCTGGCACCCAGTACACCTCGCGTGTACCGGGCGGGTAATAGCGTGTGCTCGCGGCTAGAGGCGTGGCTACCACGGCTTATTCTCCTGTCTCGTTCTGCCCGCCCGGCGGCGGGACGTCTTGCGGGGAAGGATCTGCGGGCGGGGACTGCGGGATGCCGTACGTGCCGGTCACCGGGTCGGGCACCGCGGGCGCGGGGTCAGGCGCGGGCGCCGCGGGCTGCGGGAGATCCTGCGGCGCCGTCGTCGTCGGCGCTGGCTGCACGGGCTGCGGCGGCGGCGCGGGCTTCGGCGGTGCGATCTCTGTCCAGCCGCTGCGCAGGTGATGGGCGAGCGCCGAGCGGGCGATCCGCGCCCGCAGGCGGGTGACCGGATGCTCAACCCAGGTCCAGTCGCCGTCCATCAGGACGCCCGGATCACGGCGACGTCCACGGACGTGACGGCGTCGTAAGTGAACGTCGCCAGGCCGGTGGTCGGCGACTTGTAGAGGTCCAGCAGCGGGATGAAGCCGGTGTCGCCAGCGGGCACGACTACCGCCCGCGACGCGACAGACAGGCTGTCAATCGTCTCCGGGACGGCCAGCGTCACCGTGTGCGGGGCCGAGTCGCCGTTCTTGACCAGGAGCACGACGCCGGAGCCAGTCGGGGCCTTGTCGCCGCCGGACGCGGTCGCCGCGGCGTAGTCCGACGTGCCCAGCGAGAGGCCCCCGTGGGGGATCACCTTGACCGGGAGAGTTGCCATTGAGAGCCTTTCAGGGTAGGTAGCTGCGCCGGTGAACCACCGGACGGCGGGGCGCGTCTTACTGACCGGGAGCACGGAAGGACGGGGCGATCATGAGCGATAGCGGAACGGACGACAGGAACCGGCTTAGCGGCTGGGCGGTGCTGGTCATCGCGGTCATCTGCACGGCGTACTGGCTGACGCGGGCCGGAGTGCTCAGCAGCGAGCTGGCGGTCATCCTCGGCGCAGCGGCGGCCGCGGTGATCCTTGCGGTAGGCGGGACGGTCAGGAGCCGGGCGCGCCGCAGGCGGGAGCTGAACGGACGGCTCGCCGCCGCCATGCGCCGGGCCGCGGAGCGCTAGCGCCTCGTCCAGCCATCGCACACGACCTCGAACATGATGTTGACGAGCGCGCCCCGCGAGGTCTGCGACCGCGTCGTTGCGTGATTGCCCAAGCTCGCCATCGCCACCGCGCCGCCGAGCTTCTTGTCCGCCGCCACCGCCGCGCCGACCGCCGCCAGCAGGTCGTACGCGCGGGCCGTGGCCGCGGTGACATCCTTGTCTCCGTTCAGGACGGCGATCAGGCTCCGGATCGGGTACTGCTCCCGTACCGGCAGCAGGGCCAGATTCGCGTCCAGCGTCGCGGTCACGTCGATCTCGGGCTGCTCCGGCTCCGGGTACGCGCCCGTACGGGACATCGTCTCTCCGGTGAAGCCGACCATGATGACCTCGAGCGCAGTGCTCTCGCTGACCGCCGGGCCGTCGTAGACCTCGACGCCCTCCAGCTCCTGCGCCTTCAGCGCGGCCACCAGGCCCGCGATGGCGCCCGGGACGGTCGACGCCCACGCCATCAGGCCACCGCCGGACGGGGCGGCCCGAGCCACTCGCGGACCTTGCGGGGCAGCATGAACATCTGCTTGAAGTCCCCGGCCTCCTCAGGCCCGATGACGCCGCCGCCGATGACGCCCGGGCCGCGCTGCGTCTCCCATACGTGCTGCAGCAGCACCTCTCCGGCCTGCTGCAGGTTGTAGGGGATCACCCGGTAGCCCGCCGTGTAGGCGTAGTTCAGGTGGCCCGCCAGCGACTGCCCCCGGTACAGCTTCACGATCCCGGTGTCCGGGTCGGGCGGGATCACGTCTGTGGTCACGTCCCACGTGTGCGTGCCGTCCCAGCGGGCGAGGGAATCCAGGCTGATCACCGGCAGCCGCCACAGGCGCAGCCGCGACGGGTGATGATTCTCCTCGGCCGTGACCGTGAACTGCCTCGCGACGATGACCTCATTTTTCTCGCGCTCCAGCACCTCGGTCATGCCTGCCAGCCACCAGCGCAGCTCCTCATCCGCAGAGGTGCTGGTGATGCCGAGGAACTGCTTCGCGTCCGTCAGCGACACGATGGACGGCAGCGTTGAGTCGTCGGCGACCTCGAGCACGTCGGCATAGGCGGCGGCCGGGCCGGTCGCGAGCCATTGCAGGACGTGGCGGCCCGCCATGGACGGCGTGAAGCTAGCCGTGTACGAGCCGATGACCGCGGGCGGGTTCGGGACCGTCGCCTGCACGGAGGTGCCGTCCGGCTGCGTGACCGTCAGCGTGACGGTGCTCGCGTTCGCCGGGTTCCCGTCCGCGTCATAGACGCGGAACGGCTCGGCCTCGACGGTATCGCCGACGTCAATCACTTCGCCGGAGCCGCCGGGGGCTGCGCGGGAGCCGGTGTCGCGGCCGGAACGGGCGCAGGGGGCGCTGCTGGAGCCGGAGCAGGAGCGGCCGGAGCGGGCGCTGGGACCTCCGCAGGCGGGGGCGTGGCGGCCTTCGCGGGCGCCGCCTTGGGCTCGGGCTCGACGTCGAAATCGACGGCGAGCGGGGCGAACAGGTGCGGGTATGACTCCAGCACCGAAGCGCCGGCGCAGGCGATCATGCCCGGGGTGATGGCCGTCCGCGTGCCGTTCAGGGTGATGACTGCCCCCTGCTGCGCGACGAACAGGTCATTCGCTGCTGCCATGGTCGGTCCTCTCATGCTGCCTGCTCGCGCAGCGCGCGGACAGTGGCTATGTCGGCTGCCATCCGGGCAGACCGCCAGTGCTCGTATGCCTGCTGGTCGCGGGCGCCGCCTGCTTCCGCTTCCGCATAGGTGGCATCCCTGGTGGCCAGCTGCGGCCGGGTGAGGTAGTGGACGTGCTCGATGACCACGCCCGGAACGTACGCCAGGCAGCCCGCGCCCCTGGCGATGTCGGCCCACACGTTGTCCACGTAGAAGTGGTTCAGCGTCGGCTCGCACATCCACCCGAGCGACCGGACGATGTCCGCCGAGATGACGGCGGCCTCGGGGATGTCGCTGCGCCGCTTGTCATCCGGGTAGGCGATGCCCGTGCCGCCCATCGCGTCAAGAGCAGCCAGCAGGAGCGAATCCCAGCCCTCAGTGCGCGGCACGTGGTCATCGCCCAGTGACGCCAGCGCCCGGAACCGCTGCGTGGCAAGCGGCGGCGTGAAGCAGCTCCCCGCCAGGAAGTTGGTCCAGGCCGCGAGGCCCCTGCGCGGGCCGAACTGCACGATGATCCCGGCCGCTGGATCTCTGATCGACGCGTATTCGGCTGCGGCCGGGTCGTCGAGGTCCGCGCCGATGAGGAACGTCGTGTCGGCCGTCGCCAGGCGCCGCGCCTCGCCGAGCATGTGCGCCAGGCGCTCCGGGCGCCCTCGCGACGGGACGATTACGGCCAGGTCCCCTAGGGGCACAGTCTTTCCTCCAGGATGTCCAGGACCGGCTTCCAGTGCTCGGCGGTGACACGGTCCGCGTCGTAGGCCAGCGCGTGCTCCCGCGCCTTCGCCGACTTCGCGTGATAGGGCGCGCCGCGCTCATAGGCTCGCTCGTAGATCTTCGCCACGTCCGCGATCCGCGGCGTCCGCCACCAGGCGGCATGCAGCGGAGACCACTCCGGCTCGCCCGGCACCTTCCATCCGCATCCGACCTCGGACATCGCGCTGCCGGCAGTGACGACGGTGGGGACCCCGCACGCCTGCGCCTCCATTATCGCGACACCGAACCCCTCAGCCCTGGAGCACCCGCTGTACAGGTCCCAGGCGGCCGTGGTCGCGGCTATCTGCTCTGCGGTCAGCATGCCGGCCGTCATCGCGTACTCATCGCTCCACGCGACGGCGCCGCCGATGCCGAGGTCGCGGGCGATGCCCTTCAGGTTGATGCCGCGGTCATCCTTGGCGATCGTGTGCGCGTACAGCAGCGTGTCCGGGTGCTTCTTGTGCAGCCGCGCGAACGCCGCCAGCTGAACCGTCCACGCCTTGCGGTCCGACTTCGACGCGTTGGCCGCGTTCATGCCGATCACGAACCGGCCGGCGAACGCGTCCGGACGATCGTCGCCCGGGCCGAACACCGCGGTATCCACGCCGTGCGGCACGTACAGCGCGTTATGGCCGGACCGGACAAGCATCCGGGTGCCATGGCGCGACATCGCGATGGGCACGCCGCCCGTCGCCGTCAGCGCCAGGTGGTCGCGCAGGCTCATCCCGCGCGCCTGGAGGCCGTCGCCGTCGTCGGTGTCGACGGGCATCCAGTGCGCCAGCGGCAAGTCCTTCAGCGGCTCGGGGTCCATCGCCCAGACGTCGCCCAGCGTGATGACGATGTCCGCGCCAAAGTGCCTCGCGTGCCCCGACAGGACGTCGCTGCCGTACGGGTGACGGCCCGACGGGTAGACGGTGTGGCCGTGCCACTCGCCGACCGCGCCTGTCTGGCCGTAGAACGCCGAGATGGCGACCTCGTGGCCGAGGGCGGCGATACGGGGCACGAACAGCGCGGTCTGCTGGCCGTAGCCGGTGCCGACCGCGGGGGAATTGGAATGCCAGAGGATTTTCACGGGATCTCCGGTAGGTCCCGGCCGGGGAAGGGGGACACCTCCCCGGCCGGGCGCTGGTTACCTGGTCTGCAGGAAACGGAAGGCGTTCGGCACGAGCACCTGGGAGGAGTTCCTCCACAGGGCGTAGATGCCGCGCTCGCCCTGCGGCATCGCGGGGGTACCGGCGGAGGCGCCGGTCGCGAACACGTGCGGCACGAGCTCCACGCTCATCCCGATCCGGTCGACGATAATGAAGTGCCTGAAGTCGCCGAGGACCAGGATCTGGCTGCCGGACGTGAGGACGCCCGCCATGTTGGAGTTCTGGTAGGCGCTATAGCCGAGCAGTTCCGCTGGCTGGCCCTGGGACGGGCGCGACCACGGGTCCCCGGCAGACGATGCCAGCTGGGTGAACGTCTGGCGGATGGTGTTGTATCCGGTCTTGGAGGCCAGCATCACGGCCTGATCGATGAACCGGGGCGGGATCGCGTCCTCCAGCGCGTACACGTCGCCCGGCGCGACCGCGGCGGTCCCGGCGGTCGTCACCTGCTGCGCCGTGCCCGCGATGCCGGTCATGACGCCCTGCGGAATGTCGCCGGTCCCGGCGCCGGTCAGGAACGTGGTTGCTTCCTCCACGTCCTTGGCGTCGGCGAGCATCATGGCGATCTCCGCCATGAGGCCGTTCCAGTCCTGTTCCGTCTCGATCGAGAACGGAACGAATGCCTGGACGCGGGTCGGCGCGACGCCGGGCTGTCCCAGGGTCGGGGCGCCGTCGCTGGCAGCCGCCAGCTCGTTCGAGCGGGTCACCGTGATGCCCGCGCTGGTGACGCCCTGCCATTCCTTGCCGACGATCTGCTCCACGCGCGAAATGGTCCGCAGCGCGTTGATCGCGCCGCTGGACGTCAGGATCACCGTCGGGTCCAGCTGGTACGGCACCGGGTAGGAGCCGGGCGACCACGACGCCGGGGTGCCCTGCTGGAGTGCCCGCTGCTCAGCCTGCCCCAGCATCGCCGGGTTCTGCGAGATCAGCAGCTTGCCGAACGCGCTGCGGTACTCCGGCGAGCCGGTCAGCAGCATGTTCCGCGCCAGCGTGTCCGGCTCATCGACCTTGGCGATCAGCCGCTCCAGGCGCCCCTTCACCGCGGCGTCATCCTCGGGCGCACCCGGGAACGTCGCCTCGTCGATCGACCACTTGGCCCGCTCGCGGTACACGCGGCCAAGGTCGTCCAGGCTGCGCGCCTCACTGCGCGCCGAGGCCACGTCGTAGAGGTTCTCCGGACGCCCCTTGTTCAGCGCCGGGGCGCGGCCGTAGCTGCGGGTCTGGCTGCGCGAGCCGCTGTCCTGGCCGTAGCCAGCGCCCTGGTCGGCGCCGGGCACGGTCGCGGCCGGGTTCCTCTCGGCGAGGGCGGCCAGGTAGGTCGCGCGGTAGCTGACGTCTTCGATCGCCGCCTCGTGGACCTTCCGCTCCTTGTCCAGGTCGGTCCACTCGGACCGCGCGGCCTCGTCCAGGACGCCGCCGGAGAACTGGGTGTCGATCTCGGTGAAGCGGTTCTTGATCTCACCGAGTCGCGCCGCCCGCTCATCCACCGTCATCTGACGGTCACTCATAGCCCCTCCTTCAGGGGTAGTCGCTTCCTTGGTCACCGGGTGCGTGGGCGGCCCGGGCTGGACGGGCGCGGCCGGAACCGTTCCGGTGCGCTGTCCTCCCCCGCTGTCAGCGGGGTGGTCCTTGTGCCAGTCATCCATGTGCGCCTGCAAGTGCGCCTTCACCGCCGTCTCGTCACCGGCAGACAGCGGCGGGTCCAGCTGGCCGGCGCGTGCGAGCGCGGCTCGGACGCCGTTGATGTTCGCCGCGCCGGGCGTGCCGTCGGCGGCCACCATGTGGTGCGGCAGCTTCCACGAGCCGCGGGTGTCCGGCAGGTCGTCGTGGTCCGGGTCCGGGCCCGACGCGTCATACCAGGCATAGACCGCGAGGTACTTCTCCGCGTCGGGACGCCCCTTGATGTCCGGCAGCCGCGACGTGTTCTCGCCCGCGTCCCACGGCACGTCGACGACGTCCGTGTGATGCACCGGGACGCCGGTTCGCTCATGCGCCGCGGGCGGCTCCGGGACGGCCCGCGCCTGCGGGTGGTCCACGTGGATCGTCACCGTCGTGCGCTCCGGCTGGTCGTCTTCGCCTTCCATCAGCATCTCCCTGTTGCGGACACCGACGATCGCCGCGTCCTGATAGGCCGGGAATGGCGTGGGCCCGTACTCAATGAGCGCGATCTCCTTGCGGGTGACCAGCGTCCGCTGGCCGCTCCGGGACGGGTAATAAGGGCCGCGGTCCGGGTCGGACTGCAGGAACACGCCCGTGAACGACTGGCCGGTAATGTCGCCGTTGCGGATCGACTCGAGCACGTCATCGGCGAGCTGGGTCTTGTTGTAGCGGGAAACCGTCAGCAGGCCCGTGCCGTCCGCTCGGGGCGGCTCAACCGGGCTGCCCAGCGGGACCGATCCCCGGTCGCTCGGCGTCCCCTGCAGCGTCCGGCCGTGATGGTAGAAGACGCCGATCTTGCGCGACCTGTCCGCCACCGACCGGTCGAATGCGGGGTCGTCGATCTGCTCTTCATAGTCGCCATCGGAATCGACGATCGGGACCGGCTTCCTGAACACCGCCGCGTAGGCGACGACCGTCCGGCCGTCACCGCCCTTGGCCCGGGACAGGATCTCGATGTCCCGCAGCGGGAATGCACGCGTCGCCAGCAGCGACGAATCGCCTTCCAGTGCGCGCCGGACGCGCCCGTTACTCATTGCCGCCATCACCTCCGTCCTCGATGTCCTCGCTGTCGTCCGCGGGCGGCAGCACAGGGGTATCCGGCGTCGGGGAGCTGCCCGGCGGCTGAAGCTGGACCGAGGTAAGACCGGAGTGCTTCAGCATCCCCCAGTCGTTGTTCTGGACGGCCTTCACCGCCGATTCCGGGGTGAAGCCGTCCTTTATCAAGCCGCCGATCGTCGCGGCCTCCTGCGTCTGGATGGTGGCGATGTCGCCCTCGTCCTGGCGCATGAACGGCACCCGCGTGTCCGGCCACAGGTTCGCGCCCGCCGGCATGTTGACCACGGACTCGAGGGCCGAGGCCGCGGCACGCCACAGGTGCCAGATCGTGCCGTCCGAAAACCGGCGCCGGGCCGAGTTGAAGTTCCCGGCATTCAGGGCGCTGCCCTGCAGCCCCTCGGAGAAGCCCACCCATGACGGAGGGACGCCCGCCGCGGCGGCGAGGCGCGATTCGGCCTTGCCCTGGATCGCCGCATACTCCATATCCCTGAACGACGAGCCGACCGTCGTGACATCCGCGCCGCCGCCGAGGAACAGCGTCTTCCACGCGTTGAAGGCTCCGCGGTGCTCCTCCTCCATCAGCTCCTTGAACGCCTTCACCCGCGTGATATCAAGGCTGGCGTCGAACTTGATGGCCATGTTCGGTGTCGCGGCGTTCGCGTAGAAGCGCGTCTTGTGCTCGGTGGCGAGCGAGTCGCCCTCCAGCTCCTTGATTACCGGCGTAATCCAGCTCTGGCCGAGGAAGTGATAGAACGGGTCGGGAATCGGCGCGTAGTGCGCGACCGAGCCCGGGTCGTAAAACGTCGGGCGGCTCGACGGCGGCGTGTACAGGTAGCCCGCGACCGTGCAGTCCGGCGCGTCGGCCGGGGACTCGGCATCGGTCTCGGAACCGAGGATGATCGTGATGAACTCCGGCCGCAGCCGCGACAGCGTGTCCGGCCGCGTCCGGATGATGTAGCTGTTGCCCGCGAGGCTGCCATCGACCTCCATCACCGACAGCAGCCGGACCGTGGACCCGTTCACCCACGGCTTCTCCAGGATCTGGAGATCGGCCGTGCCGAACAGGTCGCCGGGCATGGATCCGGTCATCCGGGTGAACTGGAAAGCCACCTGGCTGAACACCTGCAGCCGCGCCTGTATCAGCGCGAAGATCGGGCCCGACTCCTTGTAGGCGCCGACAGCCGACAGTGCCACCCGCTCGCGGTCGACGCTGCCCAGCGTCGTCTGGACGACCGGATAGGCGAGGCCGCCGAAGTTGAAGAAGTTCGCGTAGTCGTTGATCGACAGCGACGACTCCGACCGCCGCGACAGCGCCGCCGACGCCCTGGCGCTAACCCGCTCAGGCAGGCCCACGGGCATCCTTGCGGGCCGAATTCCAGCCCTCGGCCAGCGCGAACACGCACCATACGGCCATGAACCACAGGATGCGGACGATCTTGAACGCAAGCCAGCCGAGGCCGAACAGCAGCCCGGCGATCAGCGCCACAGCGACAGCGAGGGGATTCGCCTGCCGGGCCCGCTCCGTGATGCGGCCGACCGGGACCGCGTCCAGCACCGTCATGACGCCTTCTCCGGGACCGGGAGCTTGATGGGACCGGCAGGCCAGTGCACCACAGGCAGTGACGGCCGGTCATCGCCCCTGTGCACCAGCTGCACGGCGGCCGGGTAGCTGCCGGGCTGCCAGTTCCCGGAGGTTCCCTCGGCAAGCGCCATCAGGCACGCTCCGGCCAGTGCCAGGTGCCGCCGCCGTACGACCTCTGCCCGCACAGGACAGCGATGCCGGACGCCGTTTCGGTAGCGCCCTCATGTGGCAGCGTGTGATTCACGCCGCCGTCGTACGGGTTGGTGCGGTTGAAGAACATCCCGGTCGGGTTGAGCACGCAGAGGCCGATGGTCTGCGGATTCTCGACGTTCTCCGGGACTTCGGTGACGATCGCGGCACGGCACTCCTTGCCGTACTCGCCGCCCGGCGTGCCGTAGCTGACGTAGTGGACGATCCGGCCCACTGAAGGCTTCTGCATACGATCCACTCCTTATCGTCCGAACATCACGAACGGGTCGGCCACGGTGCTGCCGTGCTCTATCGCCCACGCCCGCGCCTCATGCGCCAGCACACCGGCTACTGATCCGTCAATCAGCAGCCCGTCGCCGCGCTTGGCCAGCTTCAGGTAATGCGTGGCGAGGGAGTAGTCCTCGCCCGGCCGCGGCTTCTTCCTGCCACCCTTGACCACCACGGCGTTCCGGAAGTGCGTGCTCAGCTTCGGCGAGCCGCCGTGCGTGATCTCCAGGTTCCCGAACGCCGTGCTGAACCGCTCAATCGAGCCGTCCATCCGCTGTTCCTGGTTGGTCGGCCACTCGACCACGCGATGCTCGCCGTACTTCGCCGCCCACGCGTCGAGGTAGTCCTGCCACCTGTAGGGGTCGCAGAACATCACCGTCACGTCGTAGGCGCCGAACGTCTCGGCGACCGTCCGGTCCACCTGCACCGACGGCACCCGCCAGTCGCGGGGCGCATCGGCCGGCCGTTCCCAGATGCCGATCTCGAACAGCCGCGCGTCCGATATGCGGGACGCGATCAACGCGGTCGCGTCCCGGTACTTGCTGCCGTCAAACCCGAGGGCGATCCGCTCACCCGGCGCCAGCACCTCGCCCGGCCGGGCTTGCAGGTCCCAGCGGACCGGGTCGACGAACGCGCTCTCGCCGGTCACGATCTCGTTCAGGAAGAACCGGCGGCGGTCCGCCTCCAGGTGCGCCGCCGAGCGGGCCTCGTGCATGATCCGGCCGCGCACGTTCACCCAGCCGCCGCGCTCGATAGCGCTGTCGCCGTACTGGCGGAGCAGTTCGCGGTACAGCGCCTCGTCGTCGGACAGGTCGTCTACGCGCTTCGGCTCCACGGTGTCGATGTAGACCCGCTCGTTCGCGCTGTCGGCCGTCACCTGCGCCTCGGAGCCCTCCGTCGGGTCCCACGCGTTCGTGAGCTCCAGCCAGCGGCCGTCCATGCCCGCGATGTTCCGCTTGACCGCTCCGGCCAATCGTCGGAAACCGCCCTGCAGCGTCCACAGGTGGCTCTCCGTCAGCGTGGCGAACGTCATCCGCTGGCCCAGCCGAGCCCTGGCCGAGGCCGTCACGGGCTCGATCGTGCCGCCGGATGGCAGCTTGACCCGCGTCTCGCCCGCGTCCATGCCCGGGAGGTTCACCAGCGGGCCCAGCCTGATCATGTCCAGGAGCGGCAGGTAGGTGTTGTCGGTCTGCTCCTCCGACGTCCCCAGGCACGGGATGTATGGCGTCGGGTACGGGGCGCCCACCGGTTCCCCTGCGGCATCCCAGCCGTCGAAGCGGGCGGGCCCCTGCGCCTCGGCGAGGATGATCGCGGCGCCGAACGGGTCCTTGCCCCACTTCTGAGAGCGGCGGAGCTGGCCGCCGTAGCAGAGCAGGCACTCCTGCGCCTGGTCGATGCGGTAGTACCGCAGCAGGAACCGCCACATCTCGTCCGTCAGCCGGTACTGCTCGCCGCGGCGGTAACCGTCCGGGATGACGACGTTCGCCTCGATCCACTCGCCGATGCCGTAGCCCAGCGTCGGGAACTCGCCGGGCTCAGACGGGCCGCGCCACGGCATAAAACGGCCTTGATGCGCTTCCGGACGTCCGAAACGGCCCGCTGCTCGGCCATTTCGTCGTCCACGATCTCCCACAGGAGCAGGCGCATGGCCTTCGGGGTCAATCCTAGCCTGTCCTCGAGTTGCCGGGCTTCCGCGAGGGCCTTCATCGGGGCGTCGCGCTTCTCCGCCTCGATCATCAGGCGGCAGTAGCGGGCCACGGTGCGCGTCCAGCCGAGTTTTTCCCACGCGACGGCCTGCGGAGTGCGCCAGAGACGCTCCCACGCGCCCCTTTCGGCCGCCGAACCGCGCCCGGAGAGCGGCCACGGCGGGATTTCGCCGCTCCGGCCCTCCGCGGGGAGCTTCACCGGTCCCGAGCGCGCGTTGCGGCGAGCGGGGTCGAACTTCGGGATCTGCGGCACGGGACCTCCTTTTGTTACGGAAAGTGACGAAAATGGCTAGGGTGGTCACCCTAAGGAGCGTGGCGAAACGTACAAATTGCGAGTTAGG